AACTAAAGAATAAACTACTTTTATAGTAGAGGTGGGAAATGTACAAAATAACTGGGCGCCTGATAGGCGGAGAACCAACTGTAGACGGAACTGGAATAAAAGAAATAGAAAAGGTATATAAAGCAAGGTGGAAACTTACGTTAATCTTTAAAGTTATATATGCTAAATTTTTCTATGATTGGGTAAAAGTTGAAGAATACAAAGAATAAGAAAACAGTATTTGTTTGTGATGTTATTATGATGTTAATAATGAAACGAAATGACAGGAATAAAAAAAATAGAAGAAAAATAATGCAGAAATGCGGACTGCAAAAATAAGAAATTACAAGAAATACTCTGATGAATCTTGAGTTTGAGTAACGGACAGAAAACCTCGGATGCCCGTTTTACAAGGGTTTCCGAGGTCTCTTTATGCCTGTTGGCTCTAATTTGGCTCTAATTTATAAAAATAGAATCAATTGTAGATGATATATTCACATGTAAGTTCATCATGATCTGCACCACGAGTATCATCTTTGATACTAATAATTTTTGTCCCAGCATAATTCCCGTGCTCATTTTTCCAGATAATAATGTCGCCAATTTGAGGAGTACGGCAACGAGAAGAAAAATCACAAGGATAATTAAGGGCATCTTGTAATTCGGCAGGGGCTTTGATTCTAGCTATTGCTATAATGCCAGTTCCGTCTTTATATGCATATATTGATGTATTACTTGCCTTACTCCATTTTGTTACAAAAGTGTTTTTGTCGTACCCAATTGTAAATTCACCGTTATTATTTGAATAATCGAAGGTAAACTGACCTGATTTCTTAGG